AATAGAGAAACTAAAAACTACCGACCCAGAACTTTATCGGGTTTACGGAGAGGGTCAAATCGGACAGTATGAAGGTTTGGTTTTCCGGAATGTCAAGAAAACCGACCTGCGGGATGTGTTCCCAACGATTGACAAGGTATACTATGGGTTGGATTTTGGATATTCCCCCGATCCGGCAGCGTTTCTTATTACCGGATACCACAATGGGAAAGTTTACATTTTTAAAGAGATTGTTGCCAATGACCTTGATAATGAGCAATTAGCCGCACTTGTCAAGCCGTGGAGCGGTCAAAATATCGTTTGGTGTGACTCTGCAGAGCCTAAAAGTATCGTAGAATTGAAAAAATACGGGGTGAATGCCCGCTCTGTAGGGCGGAAAGACCGCCAGTATGAGATTAACTGGCTGAAGTCGAAAGAGATTATTATAGATGTGTCATGTGTCAATACAATCTCTGAAATGGAAGATTTCTGCAGGAAAAAAGACAAACAAGGGCAGTTTTTACCTATATTTGAAGACTCAATGCCTGACCATTGCATCGACAGCCTGCGGTACAGCCTTTGCGTTCCGATTGGTCAACGGGCGGTTGGTAAGACTTTACATATTGGAGGGGTGTAGGGTATAAGTTGACAAACGGCACAAATAGAGTTATATTACCGTAAAACCTGCAAAGGGGTATTATATGCCGATAAATGAGTCAGTAAGCGCAAGAGATTCCAAAATATTACAAGGCGGCGGTGAAGTCGCAAACCGTCAAGACCAATCTATTTATGTCCCTTACAGGGATGTAGACCCTGTTCAATTTGTCAATGAGGCATATTCTGGAACAGGTGGATTTTCAGGCAAGACAGGCCCAAAATCAAAATCATACATTATACCAAATGCTTCAGAGAACTTTTACCACTCCCGTATACAAATGTCTTCTTATGTCAACTATTTCAAAAAGTTCATAGATGCACAATGGAGACAGATATTTAAGTCGAATATTAAAAATTATGTTGAAACTGAAAATGGTTCAGATATGCCTGAACATTTGTATCTTGACTTTTGCGAGGATGTGACCGGCAGCGGGATAAATAAGAGTGATTTTCTAAAAACTTGCGTGGCTTCTGCGCTTGTTTCAGATGTGGTTTATATCTGCATGGATAAAATTGAGGGTGATGTGGAGCCATATTTATATATGATGCCTTCGGTATCGGTTGTATCGTATTCGACAGGGCGAAAGGGTGAACTAACATCAATCACATTTTATGACGGTTGCAAAGATGTAAACGGAAAAACCATACATTATATGCGGTATATCGGCCTTGACAAATGGGAAATGTTGCAGAGTGAAGATGGAAAAAATTATACTGCCGTTGCAGGGAGTGCGGTAGATAATACACTTGGATTCCTGCCGGTGTATGCAATGTGGACGGTCAGAAACTCAAATGCCGATTATCGACCAATACCAAGCAATTACGATATTGCGGCTTTTTCCGCATGGCATTACGATAAATCTTCAAAGCTTGATTATGTGATCGACAAACAGGCGCATTCAATCCTTGCTTTACAGGGTAATATTGATAGTGTTCCAAATGGTGTTGATAATGCACTTGTAATCGGAGAGTCGCAGTCGTCAATATTCCCGCCGCAATATCTTTCTCCTAATGCGCAATTTCCACAGGTTCATGCGGACCGCATTGATCAAGTGGTTAATGCCATGTTTGACATTATGGGAGATGCTGGGGTGTCTGTTTCACCTTCGACAATGACAGGCGAATCTGGCATTGCTAAAAGTTATACCTTTTCTGCTATTAATGACAGGTTAAAACAGATTGTTACTGTATTAAAAGGTGCTGATAAGTGGATTCAAATGGCTTATAAGGTTTTCACCGGTGATACATCGGGTTGGATATCTTACACCGAATATCCGGCTGATTTCACCCCAACGGCATCATTAACGATTGAACAGGCTACAAGTCTGATTGATTTCTACGGGGTTGAGGGACTCCCGAAAAATCAGATTGATTTACATAAGCGACTGCGCAACCTTGTAGACCCGATGGCCACAAAAGAAGATGAGCAGGATTTGCTTGATGAGATAAACACAAGGTACAATACACTTGAATAAAAAAGAAGTAGACAACGATTTACAGAAACTTGACAAGCGAACAAAACGCAAAATCAACGCGCTGACAGCAGAGGCCGTATCAAAAATACGGCCTGTTTCTGTTTTTGATACCGACCCAAAAGCCGTTGATAAAATGGTAAAAGAGGCGTTTGATAGTGTCAATTACGACAAGCGTTTGACCGATATAATCACCGGCGCAAGCGTTGAAGGTGCGAACCTTGCACTGCAGGATATCGGGGCGGTATCGGTTGACAAGTATATCGACTATGAACTCGCAAAGACTTATGAAGGGGTGAAACTATCGAGCCTTATACGGTCATCGGCAAAAGATACCGAAAGGGCGGTTTCTGCTGTTATAAAGCAGAACCTGAAAGAGGGCACAAATTGGAAGAAACTCGCAAAAGACATTGAACAAGTTGACAAGGTTTCTGATGTTGCCTCGATAATATCCGACCTTGGAGCGCAGGCTAAAAAACTCGGTGTCGATGTTACCGATTTGAAAAAGGATGCACTCAAATATGTCAAGCGGTTGTCACCAAACGGAGCACCGAATCAGCAATTGAAAAATGCCTATATGGGTGTGATTAAAGCCGTTGAATCGAAAGATACGGCAGTGATTGATAAAGCACTTGAACGGGCCATGAAAGCCAAGATTGCATACAATGCAGAGAGAATATCTCGTACTGAAATAGCCACCGGATACGGGGAAGCGTTCATGCAAAGGATTGAACTCGATGAGGATGCAACGGGGTATAAGTGGCTGTTATCAAGCAGGCACACGGTGACTGATGAATGTGATTTCTATGCTACACTTGACAACGGAGCTGGGAAGGGTGTTTATAAAAAAGGTGATTTCCCATCATTGCCTGCGCATCCTCAATGTTTATGCAGTCTTGTACCATACTACCAAGACCCCCCCGAAAAAACAACGGCAGAGAATGCACGCAAACACCTTGACAGTATGCCAGAGTCGAAGCGTGCTAAAGTTATCGGTAAAGAGTCATCAGAGTATAAAAGCCGATATATTGACGGATTGCGAAAGCATGGAATTGATTTGAATGATAAACCGGTGAAGTTGCCGGTTGATATTATTAAACTATCAAAGAAGGGGTAGAGTATGAAAAAGGTTTACGAGGCACTTGAGAAGATGGAAGGCGGTAGTGAGATTATCGCCATGCTGAAAAAAGAGGTTGAAGGCAGAGACCATGCGGAGGCGGCACAGCGTATTGAACTGCGGGATGCACGGTCGGAACTTGAAAAATACAAGGCAATCGGTGAGATTGAAGACCTTGACACAATGATAAAATCAGGCGGTAAGGAAAAATCTGACCTTGAAAAGCAGTTGCAGAAACTTACAAAACAATTCGATGGGCTGCAGCAGACACTTGCAAATGAGCGTTCTGAAAAAGAAAAGATTGAAAAGCGGTCGAAAATTGACAGAGTAAAAGCCGATATGATGCCGGATTTTCAGAAGACTTTTGGAAAACTCGGCGGTGCATTGCTTGACAATCTGATAAACAGCGAAAAAATCAGATATGATGAAACCGGATCTCTGATAATTGAAACCGATAAGGGTATTTTCGGTAAATCAGAGGGATTCGACTATATCAAGAAGGAATATGCAGACAGCATTGTCCCGAATAATGCCGGTTCTAAACTGCCGCCACCGTCAAAGTCAGTCGATGGATTTGATTTCTCACGGGTGAATGAAGATATGTCTAAAATGTCAAGTATTGAACTTTTTGGACTTGCGGCAAAACAGGAAGCGGCAAAATTGTGAGAAAGTTATTGACAACTCGTTGACAATTAATTATTATTTAGTCAAATAGGGTTTTCCGGAGGTGCCGGAATTCTGTGCGGAAAGGGTTGAGACCTTTTTCACAAGCAGGGTTCCGGCTTTTTTATTTGCCGACCTGCTAAAAACGAAAAAACTTTTTAACAGGAGGTATCCAAAATGGCTTTTACACTCGCAGAGTACAAAAAAGCGTCCACCGACCCGCTTATTGCGGGAGTCTACGAAGCATTTATAAACAACTCTCCGCTTCTGTCAAGAATGCCGGTTGAGAATGTCAACGGCGGGGCGATTTCTTACAATCGTGAAACCACTCTCCCGACTACGGCATTCCGTGAAGTTGGAAACGATTACACCGCTTCTGAGGGTGTAATCACTACGACTACCACCTCAATGGCAATTGCCGGAGGTAAAATTAAAGCCGACCGTGCTCTCCTTACCATGTATGGTAGTGAGCGTCTTGCGATCAGCCTTAATATGCAGGCGAAGAGCGTTGCCCGCACCGTCAACCAGAGCCTTTTTAAAGGTGATGGAACATCGGGAACCCTTACCGGTCTGCAGAACCTTATCGGAACCGGCTCAACCTCTGTTGATAACGGAACGGCTGCTCTTTCCCTTGCGAAACTTGATGAGGCGGTCGCATATTGTGAAGGTGACAACAAAGCCATTTACATGAGCCGGCCGATGTGGCTGAAGTTTACCGCTGCCGCTCGCAATGCGACAATCAACGGAAATATTCAGGTGTCACAGGATCAGTTCGGTATGCCTCAGTATTTTTATGGAGGGCTTCCGATTGTCACCGCCGGGCTTGATGCTTCTGGTGCAGAGG